TCATTTCATGGGTGCGGATTTTTTTGTCGAAGGCAATCTCAGGATTAGCTCTTTTATCCTCTCCGGATACAGGTGGGAGTATCTTTCTGTAGACTGCACAGAGTCATGATTTAAGACTCTTCCAACCTCTCCCAGGGTGGCGCCAGACGATAGTAGCGCGGACGCAAGAGAATGCCGCTCATCATGCAATCGCAAGTGGTTCAGCCCTGCGGCCTTCCGCGCCTTCCAAAATCTCTTGTAATAGTAAGTCTCGGCCCACTTGAACGGAATAAACGCGAGCGCGTCTATGGCGTCAGGATGCACCGGTATCATGTGCGGCGTTCCGTTCTTGGAGTCAGGCAGACTGATCCATGCTTGCTCGTGCGTCGTGATTATCTGCTCTGGCTTGAGCGTGAGTATTTCTGAGCGCCAGCGCAGGCCGGTATAAAAGGCGAGTTTGAATATTGCGGCCGCTTCCGGATCATCGCAATTCGCCAGCAGTTTGTTATGGAGCTCGTCTTGATTGATGTAGACCTGTCGTTTATTGTTGACGGTCGGCATGATGATTTTATCCGTATAGTCACGGTCTCCAATGTCGTGATGTTTGTAGGCATACCTGACGGCGGCTTTGAGATAAGACAGGCGATTCCGGATAGTTGCTGGAGCTAGGCCGGGGTTATCTTTCTGGTATTGCCTGGCAATCTTCCCAAGTTCATCCAGTTTTTTCCCGCTTATGAGAGGATACAAAAGGAAAAGGTCTTGAGCCGCTTTCTTGCCGTTTTTCAGACGCGGAATTCTGTGATCTAGATATAGCTGTACAGCTTCGATTATCTCTGGCTTTGGTTTTTCGAGTCCACTAGCGACAGCGTAAATACGGCCGCTTTCCTGCCGGTCGTAGGCGTGGGCTTGATCCTGACTCCAGCTCTCCGGAAGGAGGCAAGAACGTCTGACCCTTTCGTTGCCGACGATTCGATTGAACTCGAAACGCCAGCGCTTATTTTTCTTGTCGTATCGGATCGGCATGATTTCTTGAAAGCGTCGAGGTCTGACTGCTCATAACGTGTAACTCGGGGCCCGTAAATAATACGTGGTATACGCCCCTGCTGCACGAAATAATAGAAGGTGCGGAGAGGTAGGCCAAGATACTTTGCGGCCTCTGGCGCGGTCAGGTCGCTCACTTCAACTTCCCCTCACCCCTAAGTCGCTCCTTCAACTCCGGATCCAGCTTCGGCAGCGGCATCCAAGCGGCCATACCGTTCTGCCATATACCGATTGCGAGAGTTCCACCTTCATTGAGCATGAGTATCTTGCTACCCTTTGGCGGCGGATTGTCATCGGGGTGCTGCCAACCGGAGGGCGCTGCGGCGTGGTATTTCATAATTCCCTGTACGCTACAATATCGCCATAGTTGACGTTATGCTGATCGTGAGTCCACGTTAGATCACTTGCAACCCACTGGCGCACGGTGCCATCTCTTGTCTTGATTTCAATGAGGGCTTCCGGAGAGACAGGGCATTCGCCGCCGGGCCATTGAATCATCGACTCTTCTGCCAATTCAGCCAGCACATCACCATGACAAGGCAGGGGAGCGCACCAGCAAGCGATTGTCTTACCCTTAAGTTCGTGCAGCGAGTTCATCAAATGTGGCTGCGTTACAACCCATTCCCGATATGCTTGAACAACGCTGGAGCGCGAACCGTATTCGCTCATCGTGAACGGATTACCCCATTTCGACGGTCTGCCGATATAGACGTCGTATTTCGATTTCTTGCAGTGAACGACTGTTGTTGTCACTTCCCCTCCTGGTAGCGTGCGAGGATTGCTTCTATCTTCTTAGAGTCTCCGAAACGGAGCGTGTGCAGCAGCTCGTCACGCTCTTTCTCTGCTTCTAGCCTTGCGCGCATTTCTCCTTGCAGGCTCTGGTAAAGTTGGGCGTTGTCATGCACAAGGCCATCATGTTCATTCCAGCAAGCTACAAGGCGGCGGGCGTTTTCTGCATCTTCCGCGTCAGATTTATTTTGTGTCTCAGTGCTGGCGACATATTTTTCGTTGTCATCAAAAACGCAATGCTGCCCCGGCGCTACTGTCAATTTCCCTTCCGTATGGCTCATGATTTATCCTTGTTCAGTTCGGCGCGGAGCATGGTGTATGCAATGCGAAGTTTTTCTCTATCCGTAACCCAATCACGCGGCTTGAGGTCATCATACGGTTCAAGGGCGAACATTGCCTTCTCCGCCGCCTTCCTCAGTCCGTCGTTGTCTGGGTGGGCGTAGAGCCGAACAGTTTCGTGACCAGTGCGAAATTTAGATGGGAATAAGATCAGATAATCGGAACATCCTTCCATGAAGTCATTCAATTTGTCCGATCTCACAATGCCAACCGGCTCAACCTCTGGCGCTGGCGGTGCCGGGTCGACTGCGATCTGGTCTTTAAATGCCTTATCGCATTCAGCCATGAAAGCCATGAACCGCACACAGTCCGCTTCCTTCAACGAGAAACTTACTGGCGGCAGTCCATCTTCAAGATCAAAATTCATTACTGGCATTTCGTCTCCTTCATTTGTGTCGTCGAGAATGGGTGGTGAATTTGTTTGGCGGCGAGATAAGCATCTCTAGCGCCATCTGGGTTATCGAAAATCCCCAGGTCAATTTCTTTTCCGTACACTTTGATACGAGCCCGCCAGTACTTTCCGCGCCTCCAACATTGCGTCAGCAACCATGTATGCTTCGTACGCAAGGGATGCTGCAGTGTGCAACTCTATCTCGTCACACTCAGGGTGTGCCACCAATCCAGCTAGAGCCTTTGCCGCAAAGTAATCCCTGAGTGTCATGCCTGTCGCCCGTTCATCCCAGAACTGCGCCGGAAACGCCGGTCCACCGTTATCTTCTATGCTCATGTTCGTCTCCATCAAAACGGGCAATCGCCCAAGTCGCCAGCGTCATCCGGGAATGGATCGCTCGTCTTGGACCTGCTTTGCTGATTCGGCTCAAACTTCGGCTTCAAGGCAATGCTCATAAACTTGCCCTTTGTGCCTTCCTTGATCCAGGCTGAAAGCTCGAAATGTTCGCCGGACGGGGATAGCGCGCTGCCGGTATAGTCTGGCGCTTTCGGGTTATCACCCTTTTTTGTGTTCCTGAATAAAACCCCGCTGCCGGGGCGTTGTTCGAATGCCATTTATGCAATCTCCTTTGGATCGGGCATTGCCATTAAAGAGGAAATCATTTTTTCCCTTTTGGTTTCGCTGCGGTATTTCCTCAGCGCACTCATCCGATCTTTCGGGATCAGGTACTTAAAGCTGCTGGCCGTCTCCGGGTCTGTGCCGGACATCATTTCGTCATATACGGCATTGGCCCCGGCCATATCTCCGCTCGCGAAGCATCTGCCGAACTCATCGGCTTTCGCCTCTATCTCTTCCCGATCCTCTTCCGGCAAATGATCAAAACAGGATTTGCCAATAGACTTCGCGGACTCTCTTTGGGGCGTGATGTCTTTCTCGATGATTCGCTCTGCCTCGTCCTGGTCGAATATCCCAACGAATCCAAAGGCGATACGGGCGCACTGTATGAGGGCTTTATGGCGATGCATCCGGTTCGGGTGTGTATCCCATGGGGTGGGATAGCTGAGCTTCCTGACGACCTCGGAGAAGTATTCGCGAACCACGGTAGGATGAGTCCTATCCTTGCGGTAGATGACGCACTCAACCCACTCGTGACAGGTAATACCCTTGTGAGGGACCGTCGCCTCACTGAAACGGAAGTCGATACCATCAAGCTCGTGTTTCTCGTTGATGATGCGCGACCATCCATCCACGCCTACCACCGGCACGATTCCACCCTTGTCGGGGAAAGCGTAAATTTCCTTTGTCCAAGGGTTTAAACCATATTGATCGGCAACCACCAGCAATGCCATCATCTGTTCATTACTGACCTGCTTATCCTTGACCTTGAACGCGGTTTCCTTGAGCGTGTTCATCATCTTCTCGGGGTCAACCCCGAACCTATCGGCCATCTTGGCCACCAAGCCTTGTTTCTTCACAACTGCTAAATCATTCATATTTCACCTCTGTTTAAATTAGTCCCGGCTGTCTACACCCATGCCGGGGGATGGTTAGGGAGGATCAGGTAGACTCTGGCGGTGTGATCTCGACTTCTTGCCAGTCGGTAAGCCATTCTCTGAAGCGGCTGTCACCCCCATGAAATTGCTCGGCCTGTTCAGTGGAAATGAGGAATGGATAAAATCCGGTACCATCTGCTATAAGACCCACCCGATACCGCACGGTTATTTTTTTAGGGGCCATACGGAGGTTGCATTCGTCTACCGGGACATATCCATTCTTGGAATAAATGACGATCTCGTGGCCGTGTGTCCCGATAAAATCGGCCGGCACAATTCCGTTTTCTGTCTTAAATTCAATCGGCTCCCCGGCCTTCGCTGCTTCTAAATCAAAGGGCTTGCTCATGAATTCACCTTGTACTCTTCTTGAAACGCGATCAGCTCTTCAGAAGACATCTCGATTGGGCCAAATACCCCTTCTTCCGGGTACTCTGCCATCCAGTAATATGTGCCATCTGGCATACGCTCTCCGCTATGCGAGACACGGCCTGTCATGTACTCAAAGCAGACTTCCGTTTCCAGATCGTCTTGGTCTGGAGCATCCCCTATCAAATCTTTTAGAGCCTTTTGAATCTGTTCCGCAGTTAGTCTAATCATCTGTTGATCTCCTTATGTTTTGACGCCGCCAGATCGACCGCATCATTAAAATTCGCAGCCGAAGTTTCTTCGCCATCACAGATAATCACGTGCCGGCCTAGCGTTGTCTTCGTCGGTCTAACGTATTTGTAGTTGTCGCAATACTCTTTAAACCACTCCCAGCGTTCTGGATCAGTCATGGACAAGGGCTCTGGCCGAGATTCAACGACCGAAAAACGCTCACGCTGCGCCAGAATCGTTTCGTCGCTTGGTGATAGGGCGCTATCGCTGTGCCAGTTGAGGGCTTCTAGGGCGGTCATGAGTTGTCTGCCTCGGCCGTCTGGTTATGCTCTGCCACCGCATTATTGAATTCGCTGATGAGCGTTCCGACTGGATCATCTCCATCTACTCCTGGCATTTTTTCGTGCAGGGAATGAATTACCCTCAACTCTGCAATCAGATGCTGAGGCCCCATAAATGCGGTTAAGACGCTGCGTAATGCATCGGCGCTTACTGTTACCTTCTCCATCTTCCCCTCCTGTAGTAACTACTTAATGCATGCACTTATTTACCGAACGCCTCACGCATGCTGAACAAAAATTCATCAGTCCATTGCAAGGCTAGCGCCGAAGCCTGATTGGTCTCTGGCGTATCGCCCTTATTGATACCCATAAAGAATCTCTCTATCGGTCGGCTTGAATTCGGTTTTAAAGCACCAAGATCGTTGTATTTTTCTTGCCGTATATTCGCGATGGTTCCGACGAGACACGCGCATTCCCCCTCGTAAGTTGATCCATCTACCCGGCCATCAATTAAAGCCTGTCGCAATCCCGCAACTTCGCGTGGCACGGCGGCCAGAACCGACCATAGGTCATCTCGTATAGGCGTCAGGTCGGCACCGCTCAGGTTGGCACGGCTCAGGTCGGCACCGCTCAGGTTGGCACGGCTCAGGTCGGCATCGCTCAGGTAGGCACCGCTCAGGTCGGCACCGCTCAGGTTGGCACGGCTCAGGTCGGCATCGCTCAGGTCGGCATCGCTCAGGTAGGCACCGCTCAGGTCGGCACCGCTCAGGTCGGCACGGCTCAGGTCGGCATCGCTCAGGTAGGCACCGCTCAGGTCGGCATCGCTCAGGTTGGCACCGCTCAGGTCGGCGTAATTTTTAACCGCCGCCTCGACGCACCGCTTAAAACTGCCGCATTCCAGACTAAAACTAACTGACCCGGTAAATCTATTTTTTATTTCAAATAACATATTTCCTCCTGTAGTAACTGAATGAAGAGTGACCCGTACTGATCTCGGGCTTGTTTGAACCACCTCTAGCCTTGGCCGCGCATTTTGTCCATCTTGGAACCTTGCGGTTTTCAACCTTTTGGAATGCCGCCAACAGTGAGCATGTAGAGCAACGCATCAGCCTGCGTTATTCCTTGTAAGGAACCCACTCTTCGGAAGAGACTTTCAGGTTCCGGTAGCTTTGTGAGTAGACCGGACGCCACCCCAACTTCTTAAGCAAAGCCTCTGAAAGTCCCTTCCGAAAAGGGCTAGGTGTTACCAGCACCTAGCACCGCGATAAACTTAATCTTCCCGATCCTGATTTGCTGCGACTGCTCCGAATAACAAGCCAGTAGCAACCGATAGCGCGAACCAGACTGCGGCGAACTGCAATGCATAGATCAGCATGATTTGCTCCTAGGTAGTAATCTGAAACGCCCTTCTTATGTCCTTGTATTTCTCAGCCATGAACATGCGGTAATCATCAAAGCCCGCCGCCGTTACATTGCTTCTTGCATGGGAATTCGCCATAACATCCGGCATGTACACGTTCCAATAATCCCCGCCCGCCTTCACCGCTTCTGCGTATACGTTCACGTTTTTCTCCTTATCAAATTCGCCGATTCCCAAGATTTCCCGTCGATGAATTACGGCTAGGACGGTATTGCGTTATCTGTAAGCTGCATTACCAGCGGGCCACATACAGATACGATCTTGAGCAACCATGCGCGAGGCTGACCGCGCTAAAACACTTCTTAGGTAGTTCCCTAGCCAACCGCAAAAATTCGTTGCTTATTGCTCTTTTCCTTCCCGCGCTCGACGTCTCATGGAAGGCGTTTCATTTGATCGTTGCCGTTTTGTGCGGCATGGGTGAATAATAAACAAACTGTTTAGCAATGTCAAACGAAATGTGTAGTTTTCTGCTACAATACGCCTAACGCTGATGATTTGAAGTTTTCTGAAGGCAAAAAAATACCCGCTTGGAGCGGGTTAGTTTAGGAGGGGATTAGATGGAATCAGATTGGGTTCTGAGAGATGCAGTACACCCCATGTCTAAGGAAGATTCACAGAAATTGGATGAACATCTTCGATCAAGGAATGCCGGTAGCAATCTGAACTTGCCACCCAATGTAGAGGATCAGAGAGTGCCGCTCAGCTTCACACCCCTTTGCGACGCACCATTCGGAAAAATCGTCAGGTACTATGTTGATCTGGACTACTTTGCGCCCCGCAGCCTCATGGAGATTGCGCGTATTATGAGTATCCGCGATCCATTGATCGTAGGAGACAACCAGTTCATTGCCATTATTAACGAGCGCGTATAGTTTTGGGTAATCCTCCCTTGAGCACCAGGGAATGCCAACTACATCGCCGTAGGATGAAATGTGCTTGTCCATCAATTTATTGAGGATGAAATATGGCTTGTAAGTGCCAGCAGGACTACCACCCCAAATTTGCCAAGTTCTGGGAGGACTACAAAGCCCAAGAGCCTGTGCCTATTCACGTAGATAACTTCCCTTTCGGGGCGTGGGTTAAGGGGCCGGATTGGGATAAGATGCCAGCATTTCTGCCAGCTTGCGAACAGCTGTGTCCCGAAGCTGAAAGGCTACTCTCGAACCAGCTTCATCGCGAAAGGAGAGAAGCAGCCCTCCGTTCTCAAGAGGATCAAATAACTCAAGCTCCTCTAAAACGCGCATGTATCCCTGAGAAATAGAATCTTTATCCATTGCTACCTCATTTTTCTCCATTCCCAAGGCGGAGCATGGGTGACACCTAAATCAACAGTCGTTGCCTGTGAAGTTTGTGGAAACCACGAGACCATTCTCAAGTTCAAACGTAGTTTGGCACGAGTAACTAGCAGCCATTCCTCTGTAAGCAGCCACACGGGAAGATTGATACGTCAAGAACTTTCGTCCATCGGATTCGTACGCGCGATGCGGCGCACCCCAGGATCGAATTAGCTCCGACTCAGTAGCCCCTTTGAATGAAGCGAGCTTTTTTTCGTACATAGCGGCACAACCCGATAGAGCTAGTACGAGTAAAATAGCTATCTTTTTTTTCAATTCCCTCTCCCTTTGCAAATTATTGACTCCGCGATTTTTATATATTCTTCGCGCATGGGATATTGGACTTAGGTACTACTTTTCCCTTCCGATAGCCCTCATCACCAGGCGATACAACAGGACTACAACAGTGCCTATCGCAAACGCCGGGCTCTCATACAAGAGGCCGGTTGTATTAGCCCTGTACTTTTTTTTCTTGTCAGTGAATGTGTATGCAAGCCCGCTAACATCCCCGCGCCTTGCCCCGTCCAGCAACATTTCTAAAGCTTCAACAGTATCATGGGAAATAGGGCTTGCGACGAATTTAAATGGTCCTGTCATTTTTGTTTCCTCTTCTCTAATTGCTTGGGTTCGTCTTCTGAATATGTGAACGCACTTGAATCGACAGCGTCACCGTAGGCTTCCTCTCCCATCCGCCGCTTTGGATTATGCTCCACATCTTTTTTCCGGCGCTCGAACGGCCTGGACAATAGTTCTCCCACTTTCAGCAGAGCGTCCCGCGCATCTTTGTCGATCCGGCTCATCAACGAAAGCATTTGCCTCTGTTCCTTGGTGAGAGAAGAGTCGGCCTGGATGCTTGTGGGTTTTGTCATTTCTCCACGCCCTGTCGCTATCCACTTCGGTAAAACTCCGATCTTCTCTTCAATCTTGACCAGCTTGCTGTTCGGCACCCCCCTGGTTTTCCAGTTTTGGATGGTTTGGTCCGATATTCCGAGCAGGCGGGCAACCTCAGCCGGGTTATCGCCCTTATCCAGTTCTTTCGCTGCCCTTAGCAGGCGCGTATAGCTATCTTCCATTTTGTTTAGTTTATGCAATGGAAGCATGGCCATGTTACACATATTGTTTGACAAACTACACATATTGTTTATAATTATTCACACTATGAAAAAATTCAATAAATACGCACAAATCATTAACTCCCTTGGCGGCTCTGCTCAGGTAGCCCGCGACCTCAACTTCAGCCCCGAAAACGGGGTCCAGAGAGTCAACAATTGGAAGAGTCGCGGCATCCCCTCAAGGGTTTTACTGAACCACAAGGAATACTTTGACCGTGTAAATCATAACCAACTGCTTGCCGCCGATACCAAAGCCCCCGCGGTTGCCTAAGCATGGCAAGGGAGCCAGTAACACGCAAAGACCGTAACGACATACCCAAGCAGATTCTAATGTCCTGGGACTTGTGCAAGCGCAGCGAGAAACGCGCTGACGAGCTGGACAAGCCGTATTCCAGGTACATAAGAGACCTCATAAAAGAGGATTTGAAACGCGCTCAGACGGAAAGATTATCGCAACAAAAGCAGGCCAATAGCGATATGGAAAATCATGACATTCTCAACAGGCTGGCTAGCCTATTGACAAACCCGAAGGCGGCTGAACTGCTGAGCTTGATTGTTGATGGAAAGAAGGGAGGGAGGAAGTGAAAACACAAGTTTCTGATACCAGTATTTCCGCTTATCGCGCATTGCCAGTCAAGCAGTTGGCGACTCAGGCGGATCGTATCTGCGACATCGTTACGTCACATCTCAATACATGGGGCGGCAATCTTAGCTTGAGAGAAATCAAGCAGATACACATGCGACTACACGGCGATATAGAGCTATCCACTGTATCAGCCAGGGTAAATGCACTGGTCGCAGCAGGGCGCCTGGAGCGGCTTGAGACGACGCGCAAATGCTCTATTTCTGGGATACATATTCATCCTGTTCGGGTGGCGCTGCAATGAAACCTAAATTCCGGCCAGCATTACGGGCAGCACAGAAGATCAGGACAGCGGCGAACAAGCGTAGAGCGGTCCTGTTTTGGTGCAAGCAGGTTAAGAAGGCATTGGGTTGATGAACATGGGCGCGCTAGGAACTACATACCCGAACGGTGAGATTACTCCCCTCATCAGCGCGCGCCCTTCTTTTTGGGAGTACCGGTATGTAGCCGGATTTTTGAAGGAGTCAAAAATGAAGATGTACCCGTTAGAAGTATCCAGTAAAGACGATTTGATATTTATCAGCCAGTCTCAAGACGGCGCGTTCGATAAGGTTATTACGCTCCACAGAGAGCAGGCGTCGATTTTATCGGAGTGGATAAAAAATGAATATTGCGCGCACCAGACAGAGGTTCGTCCGGTAGGTTTCGATGCGTGGCGGGAGAGAAACCATGAAGTGGTTTAAGCATCAATCCTCCGCCAGAAATGACGAGAGATTAGCCCGTCTTGAAGATAAAGCGGGCCTGGAAGGGTACGGCTTTTACTTCAAGATGCTTGAAATAGTAGCCGAGATCGTTGACGAGACAGACCGTCATGAGGTCACTTACAGCCTGTCGAGATGGGGTCGTCAGGCAAACATCACGTCAAAGAAATTCATTTTTCTTGCTCAATGTTGCGCTGACGTTGGCCTGATGATTGTTCAACGTTGTGATAACGATTGCACCATCAGAATTCCTAACCTATTGAAATATAGGGACAACCATACAAAAAACTTGCAAGCGACTTGTAAGCAAGAATTAGAAGTAGAAATAGATAAAGAAGTAGATAAAGACTTGGCGAATAACGCGAGCGAGTTATCCGACATTCCAGATCTTATTGATTCAAATAATCAAGACGAAAAGATCGTTTCCATAAAGACGAATCAAAAGAAAAAAGAATCACCTTTCCCTGCAGACTTTTTTGTTTCCGAGGATATGGTCAAGTGGGCGGTCAAGCTGGGGGTAAGCCAAGATCAGCTCGAGCCGATTAGCCTCCATTTCAGGGATCACCACACGGCGCGCGGAAATAAATTTATTGACTGGAATGCCGCATGGCGCACATGGATGCGGAATTCGGTCGGAAGGTTTCAGGTGAGGAAGTGAGCGTAGAAGCGGAACAGAGTTTAATCGGCGCCTTGCTGCGCGACAACTCGGCATACGACCGCATATCCGATTTCCCTGGCAACTCATTTATCCGCGAAGATCACCGGGTAATTTTCCGCTCGATCCAAACGAGGCTGGATGCCGGGAAGCCAGCGGACATAATCCTGATTGCCGAAGCGCTCGAAGCGCATGGCGAACTGGAAAGAGTCGGCGGCTTGCCTTACCTCGGGACGTTGGTTGAAAGCGTTTCCACATCAGCGAATATCAAGCATTACGCCAAACTGATCGAGAATGCCGCAATCTTGAGAAGGCTTAAGGTAAGCGCAGAGGAAATAAGCCTGTCTTGCGACTCCCACGAAAATCCGCGCGACATTGCCGAAGCTGCTGAGCAGAAGATACTCTCCGTACTCGATACGCAAAACTCTGCCCGTGATTATGTCCACATCAAGGAAGCGGTAGCGGAAGCCGTGGAATGGGAAGATTCAGACCATGCCGGATTATCCACGGGGCTGCGCGACCTTGATCGGTTGATTGGCGGGATGGTTGCGCCTGACCTGGTACTGATCGCCGGAAGGCCTTCAATGGGGAAAACTGCCCTTGCCATACAGATCGCTGAGTCCGTATCCAAGACCGATCCCGCCGCAGTTTTCTCGCTCGAAATGAGCCGACGCCAGATCGCCAGCCGGATGCTTAAGTATCACTCTGCAACAACAAATCTCAGCGAAGCGGTGCGTCACCTGTATGGCTTAAATATGCAAATCGACGACACTCCCGCGGTAAGCATCGGCCACATCCGTTCGCGCTGCCGGCGCATCAAACGCCAGCATGGGCTATCCCTGATCGTTATTGACTACCTGCAACTAATGAAAGGGCAGGGCGATAACCGCACCCAGGAGATAGGCAGCATCTCCCGCGGACTGAAATCAATAGCGAAGGAATTCGGCGTTCCGGTAATCGCGCTATCCCAACTCAGCCGGGAAGTAGAAAAGCGCGGCGACAAGCGGCCGGTAATGTCGGATTTACGCGACTCGGGCGAGATCGAGCAGGACGCCGACTTAATCCTGTTTGTTTATCGCGATGAGGTTTATGACGACATGAGTGAAGCGAGAGGCACGGCCGAGATCATCTGCCGCAAGAACAGGAACGGCGCGATAGGCGACTGTAGGCTGACCTTCCAGGGCGAATTTACGAGGTTTGGTAATTACGATGGGGCGCGCATAGAGCGTTCAGTGGCGCGCGTTGAGCGTGGCTTTAAGGTGGGTATGTGATGGGTTACTCAACCGCTCCCACATCTATGCTTTCCCCCGATATGCGCCAGACACCAGAGAACGTGCGGAAGGTGCTGGATATTGCGGGATGGACTCAGAAAGAAGCCATCGATGCAATGGAGGGAGAAATGCCGATTAGTGATCTCGTGTACGCGATGAGAGGAACGAGGCTGATGCCAGATGATCAGTGGAAAAAGTTGCTCGATGTGGCCGGAAAGAGGTCGTTTGATCATGATGGGGAATCAGCGTGATCTACGGCTCCGTATGCTCCGGAATAGAGGCGGCCAGCGTGAAGCGAGGCAACGCAATAAATAGAGTTGGCACACGATATGGCCGGCTGATGGTGATTTCAGAAGCTGGGCGATCATCGGACGGTCATTTGCTATGGGAATGCATCTGCGATTGCGGGACAAAGTGTTTGGTCCAAAGCAACAACTTTCGATCTGGCGAGAGAAAAGGAACGCAGTCTTGCGGATGCTTAAGGTCAGAGGTTTCTAGCAAGCCAAAAACTGTTTGGAATGCTGGAAAAACGTATCAAATTCATTCCGATGAAGCCGTCTTTAAGAACAGAAAAGCATGGGCGAATGCGGTTCGCAGGACTAAAGGGAGTTCATGCACTCGATGTGGATGGGATAAAGCCACTTGCGACGTTCATCACATCATCCCGAGATGCAAGGGCGGACTAAACACTGTTACGAACGGCGAGGTTATTTGCCCGAACTGTCACCGCATAGAACACGAGGCAGGCAAATGAGATTCTTGTCCCTGTTCAGCGGAATCGAGGCGGCAAGCATGGCCTGGCTCCCTCTTGGATGGGAATGCGCTGGTGTGGCCGAGATTGAGAAATTCCCTTGCGCCGTGCTCGCGCATCACTACCCGGATGTTCCAAATCTTGGAGATATTACCAAGATTACCAAGGAACAAATAGAAAGGCTTGGGCATATTGATTTGGTCGTTGGTGGCTTCCCTTGTCAGGATTTGAGTATCGCAGGAAAGAGAAGAGGGTTAAAAAATGAGGACGGAAGCAACACGAGAAGCGGACTTTTTTTCGACGCAATGCGGATTGTTCGATGGACAAACGCAAGATATGTCCTGCTCGAGAACGTACCAGGAATCTACAGCAGCAACGGCGGCAGAGACTTTGCTTCCATGGTTGGAGAAATACTTGGGATCAAATTTGGCGTACCGGCAGATGGATGGCGAAACACCGGAGTTGCTGCGAGCGAAAGAGGGTTATTCGAGTGGGCAACTCTGGATGCGCAATGGTTCGGAGTTCCGCAGAGGCGCCGTCGCATGTTCGCTCTCGCAGATTTTGGAAACTGGAGAAGTAGACCGCCGGTACTTTTTGAGCGCCACAGCCTGTCGGGGAATCCTGCGCCGAGCAGAAAAGCGGGGAAAGTCGCTCCCACAATCCCTAGCCGAAGCTCTGCGGGCGGTGGCCTTAGGACGGACTTTGACTGCGACGGAGGGCTGATAGTAGGCGCACTCACCGCGCGCGGCGGCCGGAACATGGGACAGGCCAATGACGACGTTGACGGACACAAACTGATATGCGTTGCAACCGGCCAAGCTGGAGCGGAAATGGCTACAGACATGGCTCCTACGCTGAATTGCAACCATGAGGCGCCCTATATCGCAAGGCCGTTACGAGCAAAGGAAAATACAAGCCATAGAGCGGACATGGACACGTATTTACCTGTCGCGCATTCCCTGCGCGACGAAGGCTTTGACGCAAGCGAGGATGGATCGGGGCGGGGTACGCCACTTGTGCCGGTTGATGTGGCTGGAACAATGAAAGCCTGCAAGGACAGCGGTGGATGGAGTAACAGCGCGGATCATGCGGCAGGCAAATCCAGCAAAGAAGTGCTCCGTTCCGGGGTGCAGCGGGAAACATCACTCGAAGGGGTATTGCGGGAAACATGCACAGCAGGCGAGAAGGGGGACGATTGGGAGCGTTCAGAAAAACAAGAGGGAAGTGGCTTTAGCCAGATGGCGGTCAGAAGGTTAACGCCCGTCGAATGTGAGTTTTTACAGGGATTTCCGCGCAACTACACGCTCATCGATGTTCGCGGCAAACCCGCTGCGGATGGCCCGAGATACAAGGCGTTGGGCAACAGCATGGCGGTTCCGGTAATGCACTGGATCGGCAAGCGTATTCAGATGGTGGAACAGATTGCCCAATGACTCCGAAGAATACCGCCGTGAATGCGAAGCGCGCTACGTCATGAAGATGGGCGATGAAAGGAGAAATACCTATTACCAGGGAGTGCTCCAGAAGCGCGGAAAAGCAAAGGCGAACGAGTTGATCGATGACGTGAACCGGATTAGGAAAAAGGAGAAGGCAAATGTTGAGATGTAGGAAGGGTGATTTGGCGATTGTGTTAGAGGGCAAATGGCTGGGTAGAGTTGTCGAGGTTGGCGAGTTTATAGGGTCGGCGATGTTGAGTCAGGTGCTCCATCATGATCTGTGGCTAATCTCTCACAAAGGAAAAGATCGGCATCCGGCGTTTGGCTACCTTTATTGCCAAGAGGATCGTTATCTCCTCCCCATCCGCCCCAGAGACCTGAAAGAAGTTGAGGAAGCGGAGAAGGAGTTGACGGTATGAATATTAAATACGTTGTCGCGCTTTTATCGGTAATGCTTTCTGGGTGCGCTGGAGCATTGGGCAAAATTGATGCCGTCGATTCAACAGAGAGGGGTTTGTCTTACGTCGCGTGCGCGATTGTAACAGCGGCAATCATAGGGTTATTCAGATGACCTTCCGCCGCGCCGCCAAGGTAGACACAAACCAGCCTGAGATAGTCGACGCATTCCGCAAGATGGGCTGCTCTGTGCTGATCATTTCGCAGCTGAAGCGGTGTTGATATGCCAAAAGTTACATTGATCACATTTAACGGGAAAACTCAAAGTTTGAGTAAATGGTCGCGCGAGATCGGGATTGGATGTAGCACATTGCAGAACCGAATAAACATCGGGTGGGATATAGAGAAGGTTATGACGCACCCTCTTGGGCAGAAGACGATGCGGGGCGGCAAGCCTTTGAAGTTAGTGGCTGAAGGAGGGCGTAACTGTAAGAGTTGTGGCATCGATATGCCGTATCTGACACCAGGAACCGCTGGTGCTTACGTAGAAAACTCTAAGAAATATTGCAGCGTGAAGTGCGCTCAAGCAAGACCGGGGACTGTTTTAAAGGGAGAGCTAAATCCGAATTATTCGGATGCTGGTAGGAAGGTTTGTAAGGCGTGTAGCAAGGAATATCGCTCATACAACAAGACTAGTAAATATTGCTCACATGCATGCTACCTATCAACAAAACCAAAAGTTGGTCCTTACGTAAAGAAAGGCCGTCCACCGAAAAAAATATTAGAGCCGAAGCCAAAAATCATACGGGAGGTGGTTTATCAAAAATGTCTTATGTGTGAAAACACGTTTAGAAAGATTCCATCAAACACCCAAAAATATTGTTCATACAAATGCCATCTCGATAGTGGCGGCGCATTCAGGGCAGGGAAGGCGGCAGGGACTATGACTAGGAAATACGGTGCGAAAAAAGATGCAAATCACAAAGAGATAGTTGATGCATTTGAGAAGCTCGGGGCTTGTGTTTTGGACATGTCTACCTTGGGCAGCGGGGTTCCAGACATCCTGGTGATGTGCAAAGGAACGCCCTACATGGTTGATATAAAAAACCCAAAAACAGGATATGGCAAGCGCGGATTAAACCAGAACCAAAAGGAATGGGCGGCTGAATGGAAGGGAGGTCCCGTTTACATGATCAGCACTGTGGATCAGGTGACAGACATGGTTAATGGAAGGCTTGGTTCAATAAAGAGGTTCCCGGAATGAATATAGTTGAGTCGCTGGATGACGTGCTGAGGGTTGTGAAGGAGCTGGAAGCGTGAAAGAAATCATCCTTATTAAAAACGCACTTGGCTCACTGGTCCCGGCCAATGACATCGAGGCCGACAAGCTGAAGCGCTTCAAGATCGGCGCCACTATCAAGTGTGAAGTCTCAGAAATGCGGAACGGTAAGTTCTTCCGCAAGTGGTGGACGCTGGCGCAACTCGGTTTCGAATACTGGACTGAGACAGCAGAAATGCCGGAGCACAAGGGGCATCGCATCGAGCCGAACTTCGAGAAATTCCGCAAGGATTTAACCATCCTGGCCGGTTACTGGCATCCAGTCGCAACGATAACCGGTGAAGTGCGCGCAGAGGCCGATAGCATCTCATGGGCGAAGATGAATGAAGAGACTTTCGAGAGGCTGTACAGCGCCACCATTAATGCGCTGCTGAAGCATATCTATGGCAGCGATATGACCGAGGAACGGTTGCGGCAATGGGCTGATAGCGTGTTGGTGTACGCATGAGCAGAGCATCAAGACATTACATGGACCGCATAGCGCAATTGCCTTGCGTAGTGTGCCTCTACAAGCTCGGATTTGAGACAAAGCCCGTGCACGTGCATCACGTCACCGTGCCGGCAGATGATTTCGCTGTAGCGCCTCTCTGCCCAGACCATCACACCGGGCCTACGGGTGTACATGGTCTACAACGACGAGGATTTGAGCGTATGTGGAAACTGGATGAAAGCGGATTGCTGGCTTTGACTAATCGTGCGATTGCGGAGGGAAGGTAGATGATGTTCGACGGCTTTTTGATATTCATCGGGTTGCTGTATTTGGGTTTCAGTATTTATCAAGCCGGATGCGCGATTAGGGATGGGCTGCGGGATAGGAGGCGATGAATTGAGTAACGCTCTCCCTGCTTGGATGTACAGAAACCCCGAAGAGATAGCAGACGGCCTAATAGCCCGATCAGCGTGGAACGAGAAAGCGGCTGCGCGTAAGGCTGAGCTGCATCGTAAGCATAAAAGCAGGCGATTAAAAGCGTTGGTCAAACTGGCAAAGCAAGGAAAACTGCATGGGTAAAATTGAGATCGTTGAGCCTATATCCAGGCTGGAAGTAATCCTTTTGACCTGGGCGGACTGGATGAAGCGTGGCGGGTCGGTGGCAAGGGGCTATCCAGGCAAGGCATGTGGATTTGCTGAGTTGGGCGCTACCAGCATAGAGGATATGGAGGATACGGGTGATGTGTGGCTTGCGCAGGCGGTCGACGCAATCATAAGAGGCTTGCCGGAGGAGGAAAGATCAGCGATACATCATCAGTATCTTGATGCGAGGTATCGCGGCCTTGTCGTGTTTTATGCTGCAACTCTCAGACGCGCCAAGGGCATGATACAGGCGGGAATTGAAAGAAAGGGGATATGGTAAAAATATTTTAAATATCTCTTGCAATCTACTTATATACGTATATAATTAACACATCAACAACGTAATTAAGGGAGAGCAAAGTGAAAACATTTAAGATAGCAGCAGATAAAGCCAAAGAGTTTGCGGCAGCAATCAAGGCTGCGGTATCCATGGAAGAAATTCGGGCCGCTTGCTCCATCCAACAAGACAGGTCGATTGTTTATTACGCCAAATCGGCGGAAGAAATTAAGGTTTGCGAGCAATACGGGGTGGCAGCATGAATTACTGTGTGGTAGCTCTGTATGACCATGACAAGTATACGAGGGGCGACGTAATCAGCAGGCATAAGACACACGAGCTTGCGGAGAAGGCGTTAAATAAAGGAGCGTATAGCACGTTCCGGGGGATAAAAGAGGAGGAGCAAAGCCCGGTAGGGCGCCCCCCAAAGATGGCTGACGGAAAGCCGCGCACCATCTACATCGATGATGCAAACTGGGAGAAAGCCAAAGAGTTAGGCAATGGCAAGCCTAGCGAGGGAATACGGATTGCCTTATCAAAAGTTTGACTCAGTAACGTTTTTTTGCTATATTGCCAACATGAGGGCATAACTCGCCCTGAATTTATGAATAACCGAAACCCTGCCTCCGAAAGGACGCGGGGTTTTTTATTGCCCGAAGCGAAAGCTCCACGGGAGGGGTAATGGCTGAGAACAAATCCAAAACAACGCATGGCTTTAAAAAAGGCCAGAGTGGCAACCCTGGAGGGCGCCCCAAGCTCACCAAAGAGGCACTAGACCTTGTGCAAGCCTGTAAGGACAAAACGCCTGGCGCACTAAGAGTCATCGAAAAGATCATGACCAGCGGTGAGACCGAGAAAAATAGACTCGCAGCCGCGCAATACATCATTGATCGCGGATACGGCAAGGCTGTACAGGCAGTTGAAGCAAATCTTAATGGTCGGCTCGATAGCGTAATCGAATTCGTGATAGTCGATGCAAATCGAGATACCCCGGAAACTTAAGCCGCTCCTATACCCAAAGCGCTATAAAGGCGCATACGGCGGGCGAGGAGGGGCTAAGTCTCATTTCTTCGCCGAACAAGTAATCCTCAAGTGCTACCAGTCACCCGCTCGCGTTGTATGTATCCGTGAAGTTCAAAACTCAATCAAAGATTCGGTCAAGCAGTTACTTGGCGACAAGATAGCCAAGCTCAACTTAAACAACTTCTTCGAAGTGCTTGAGAGCGAGATACGCGGCGCTAATGGCTCGCTGATCATCTTCAAGGGCATGCAGTCGTACAACGCGGACAACATCAAGTCTCTTGAAGCGTACGACATAGCCTGGGTTGAGGAAGCTCAGACCATGTCACAGCACTCGCTCGATTTGCTCAGGCCAACGATACGCAAAGACGGCTCGGAAATATGGTGTTCGTGGAATCCCCGGCACAAGACTGATCCGGTAGACCAGTTCTTTCGCCGCCAGCCACCGGAAGACGCAATCTCGGTAATGATCAACTGGCGTGACAATCCCTGGTTTCCCGAAGTGCTGCACAAAGAGATGGATCATGACTTTGCGATTGATCCAGACAAAGCAGAGCATATCTGGAATGGGGCGTACGGCTCATCTCAAGGCGCAATACTGGCGCGGTGGGTAAATGTAGCGGAGAGAGAGGGAAGGATAAATGACAGCGTTAAATTCGATTCCGATGGGGCTTTGGTTGACGTGTCTAGCGATATTGGTTTTCGAGATACGGCTAGCTGGTGGTACTGGCAAAGATGTATGGGAGGTTATCGTCTCCTTAAATACGAAGGCGATAGCGGTCTCGATGCTGATGATTGGATACCTCGTATACAAGCTGCTCTCAGAGAGCTAGGCTGCAGCCTCGGTAAGATATGGCTACCGCATGACGCCAGAGCCAAGACATTCCAGAGCCGCCACACGACCGTAGAACGCTTTCTCGCTGGTTTTGGAGCGCAGCATGTCGGAGTAGTCCCTCAGAGCAAAAAGGCAGACCAGATCAGCGCGGCAAGGGCTGTGATTGATCAGTGCGAGTTCCATGCCACGAACTGCGAGGCCGGACTTGACGGTCTCCGGGCGTGGGAGTACGAGTGGAACGACGACACAAGCATATTCTCTCGCGAGCCCGTACACAATTGGGCATCACACCCTAGCGATGCTTTTGCTTACGGCTGCCAGGTCATGCAAATGGTCAAGACTGAGCCAGCCAAGCCAGCACCGAAATTCATTCAAGACGTATCGCTCGACGAGCTTTGGGCGACTAACAAACAATCAACCAGGGGCAGGATATGAACCCATTTTCGGCACAAGCAAAAACACTGCCTATCACAGTCACCGCGACAGCAAGCATATCGACCGCTCTGCCGTCCAAGGGCAATAGCGTGCGGATTATCAACGAGGGTCCGAGCGCGGTGTTTGTCTCCATAGGCTCCGGCACTCAGGCCGCCACTCTGCCTGATACCACTCCTACAAGCACCTCCACTCCGGTACTCAATGGCTCTGACATCGTCCTATCCATCCCAAGCGACCAGGTATACAACATCAGCGCGATTTGTCGCTCCGGCGGCTCAGCAACAATCAGCGTTCAGGTCGGGGAGGGGCTGTAATGCTTAAGGGATCAGCCGGGTATAACCCGATCCTGACCTACACTTGGGCGACTCGGCCGAATTACAGCACATCCACTGCCGGCACGGTAATCAATATATCCGATGTAGGCGGGGAGGCTGGGTCGTTTTGGAAGGCTACATCAGCGGGATGGATACCGCTTAACGGGCAGGTTAAGCTGGCGGGGGATCAAGGATCGATTGCTGCTCCTGTGGCAACTATTACCGGATCAACAGGCGCCTTATTTAATCTGAGCGGCGGCTTCGGGTCACTGGTTATCCCCGCAAAAATGCTTATTCCAGGTCATTCAGCACTCCGACTGCGCGCGCTTTTCTACCGTCGCGGGGCAAATGCTACAGCTACGGCCACCATCTATATCGGCACAACCGGGACCTCCGCTGACCCAAGGGCGTATTTCCTGAGCCTAACAGCCACGGATTTGCAACAGAACAGGGCGGATGCAGAGACGGTTGTTGCAACAGCAACCACAGCATGCACTACCGCATGGCTTGCCCCGCAGCAGCAGACAATTACTGCCGCTAGTGACCTGACTACTAACATCAATACTGACGCGGCAATGACTGTCTCCATTGGCGTAGCTACGGCCAGCGCCCTGGATTCATTCGATCTGATCAGTTATTCGGTCGTGCTCGAGTCGATATGAGTGTGTTGGCCGTAAATCTGACGCCCATCCCACCATTCGCTGGCAGTCACGAAAACTGGATGTTGCCAGATGCCTACGACGTTGCCATGAGTTCATCTCTGAGTTGGCATCATCAGTGCGTTCTGGATACGGAGGGGATTCTATATCCCTGCTCGTGGGTAGCGATGGAGACGGCAGAGGGTGTTTACGACTTCTCGGCACTGACAACGACCCTGAATTACGCAGCAACGTACGGGAAAAAGGTGATCGTTCGAGTCTTCACCAAGACTGTTTCGCCCGCCAAGCCGAAGCCTCTGCCAGCATACATGCTGAACGACACAGCCACCTATGGGGGTGACCAAGGAACAGGCGGGCTGTGGCTAAACCGATTCGATGGATGGTCGCCCCGATATGACAACCCGAACGTAATGGCGCGTTACAAGGCGCTGATTACAGCGATGGCGGCGGAAGTCGGGAGCCATTCAGCCCTTCAGGGAATAGGTCCGGATGAGTCAGCCTGGGGGTTTGGCGAACTTTGGCCTGTTGCCGGGTTGACGACAGGGCAGATCAGGAATGCTCACCGCGAGATGTGCTTACACATTCAGAGTTGCTTTCCCGGCAAAGAGATTTACCCGTTTTATAACTACTGCGATGGCAGCCCTGACGCGGAGGTAGTGGAGGAATTCCAGTGGTCGCTCGCGCAAGGCATGTGTGCCGGGATAACGGATACCCATCGCATCCCTGACATGCAGTCGGGCATTCCGCCCGTTATGTCAGCGTATCCGGTAGCCGCAAAAACGCTGATGATCGTGGACTATATGAGCACCGGGAACGATGACTCAGGGCTTACAGAAAGATACCTGGAAAACGCAAGGACAAACGCTTACCGAGGAGCAGACATTACTGTTTGGCTCAATTGGGGTGGAGCGTCAGGTAACTGGTGGGCTGCAGCTAAAAACGCCATGGCGATAATAGGGTAATGATGGAAAAACGCGACATGGTGTCCCTGAAACGCCGCTACCTGCTCGATATTGAGTTGTACGAGCGCACGTATAAGTCTTGGGAGGCTCGGGGCCGGAAGATCGTCAAGCGTTACCGTGACGAGCGCAATGAGATGCAAGGCGCGGATGCCCGGTACAACATTCTCTGGTCTAACGTGCAGACCGTATTACCTGCTGTATTTGCCCGCTTGCCGAAGCCCGAAGTATCACGCCGCTATAAAGACAAGGATCCCGTAGGCCGTGTTGCAGCGCTCTTGCTCGAACGCGCCCTCTCTTACGAGGTGGAGCAGTATTCTGACTATGCTAGTGCGGTAGGTAACAGCGTTGAGGATAGGTTATTACCTGGCCGTGGCGTGGCCTGGGTTCGATATGAGCCTGTAACTAAAAGCGTGGAGTTGCCGAGTGAAGAATCAGACGCGCAGATTACTGAAGACGTTGAGAAGCCAACAAGCGCAGAGATCATCGACTACGAATGCGCTCCAGTCGATTACGTTGCCTGGACAGACTTTGGTCACAACGTAGCGCGGACATGGGAAGAGGTTTCCATCGTTTGGCGGCGAGTTCCTTTGTCAAGGGCAGAATGTGTTGCCCGGTTTGGAAAGGAAATCGGGAATGAAATTGCGCTAGACCAGAAGTCCGACTTTGAAGACAACGTTTTAAGCACACCCGAGGGCGAAACGCTCAAGAAAGCCACGATTTACGAGATTTGGGACAAGAAGGAAGGCATCGCCGTATGGCTCTCCAAGAGTCATCCTGAAGCCCTGGACGTTGTAGACGATCCTTTAGGGCTGGACTGCTTCTTTCCTTGTCCTAAGCCGCTGTACGCCACGACAACGACCGATAGCCTCATCCCTGTTGCAGACTACGCGCAGTATCAGGATCAGGCGCGGGAAATTGACACGATCTGCGAGCGCATAGATGGACTGGTCAGGGCGGTAAAGGTTGTTGGGGTGTATGACGCCACCCAAACCGGTGTGCAAAGGATGCTACAGGAAGGCGTGAATAACACGCTCATTCCGGTTGATAACTGGATGATGTTCGCCGAAAAGGGCGGTATCAAGGGCGTTGTGGAGTTCATGCCTCTGGATATGGTCGTTGTCGCGCTCAATGCTCTTTATCTCGCTCGCGAACAGGTCAAGCAGACCATCTACGAGATCACCGGCATATCGGACATTATCCGTGGGGCCACTGACCCGAACGAGACTTTAGGCGCACAGCAGCTTAAAGGCCAGTTTGCCTCGAAACGACTCAAGAAATTACAGGATAACGTGGCTCAATTTGCCACAGAACTGCTCAAGATCAAAGCACAGATCATCTGCAAGCATTACCAGACGGAGTCTATTGCCACCATATCCGGCGCTGGTCAATTGAGCCAGCAGGATCAGGCGCTCGTGCCGCAAGCTCTGGAATTGCTGCGCGACGATGTCATGAGCGACTTCCGGATAGAGATTTCTTCCGACTCGCTCATTGAAGTGGACGAGCAGCAGGAAAAGCAGAATCGAATGGAGTTCATCGAAGCGGTCAGCACGTTTATCGAAAAAGCCGCTTTAGCCCCTCCTCAGTTCGCTCCGATGCTTGGCGAAGTGCTGCTTTATGGTGTGCGGGCGTTCAAGGCCGGTAAAACCATCGAAGGCACTATCGAGGATGCTGTAGAGCAGGCGAAGGAACAGGCCGCGCAGCCTCAAGAGCCGCAGCCTGATCCGGAGATCATCAAGGCTCAGATGCAGATGCAGCTTGAGCAGGAACGCCTTAAAGGCGATCAGGAACGCGCTCAGCAGCAAATGATGATGGACCAGGATATGGAGATGAAAAAGGCCGAGTTGCAGCAGCAGACTGAACTCAAGAAGGCCGCACTCCAATCCAAAACTCAGGTAAGAACTTCGGCTATCACTGCCGGTCAGGCCGACCCTGGCAAGGACGAAGAGAACGAAATGGCCGAGCAATTGAGCCAGATCATGCAAGCCGTGCAAATGCTCGCCGGTCAGGTGCATCAAATCTCTCAGGACATGATGGCCCCTGTCGAATACGAACGCAGGCCAGATGGAAAGGTTATCAGCGTCAGGAAGGGTAGCAGGATGATGAACGTATCTTATGGGCCTGATGGCCGCGCGCAAGGGGTGGGTTGATATGAGCAAAGGCAATACATTCGAGAACGATTTCCTGAAACTGATATTCACGGCAACCGCCATAGCGAATATAGCGGATAACGCAGCGGCCAGCCCGCTGACGAGTCTGTATGTCAGCCTGCATACAGCAGACCCAGGCGAAGCCGGGGATCAGACAACCAGCGAGGCAACATATACGAGTTATGCGCGTGTGGCTGTGGCCCGCTCCGGTAGTGGCTGGACGGTAACAGGGAATAGCGTATCTCCCGCTGCTGAAATAGCATTCCCCGCGGCGACTGGCGGCACAAACACGATAACCCATTTTGGCGTGGGAACGGCGTCAGCCGGTGCCGGGAAGCTGCTATACAGCGGAACTGTTTCTCCCAATATTTCTGTTTCCAGCGGCGTCACCCCTAAGCTGACAACCGCCACCGCGATCACAGAGGATTAGTCCAGCGTGGCTAACGCCCTTAACCGCACGACGCGCGAATTCCTGCGCAGCGTCCACGAGCCCGCTTACCCGGCTATCGACTGGATCATCAATCCCGACCTGTCGGCTGTAGTGGGTTACGCATCAAAGTATTGGGTAATCACCGGAGATGCTGTGTCGCTGATGGATCAAGCCGCAAGGGACGCGGTTGACGCAGCGGAGCTTGTTGCCAGACGTGATTCGGAAGCCTCGCAACTAACCAATTTGGAGGGCGTCCTTCGCGCTTTCATGCTGATCGTTCTCGATGAGTTCAACGCTCACGCAAACAAGACAAATTCCATGCTTGACGCAATGGACGCGTCTACTTCTCTCGCGGATATGAAAACCCGAATTGGTCAGATAGCGGATTACCCGTTAAGAACGGAAGAGCAGTTACGCAATTCAATCCGCAATCGGCTAGGGAGTTAACGCATGGCTACATCACAAATACTTCTCCCGATTCTTGGCGGCATAAAGGATGTGACGAGTCCGCCCGGCATGAGCTATGTCGCCGCTCGCCCATACCTAACGTTCGATGGCACAACGGACGAGTTAATCACTTGGTCTTTCCGGCTACCAGATGATTACGCCTCCGGGCTTACAGTCAAGTGGCAATATTCTATGCTCTCCGCAACCACGGGAGTTGTTTCCCTCCGCTCGCAAGTCATGGCGGTAACGGCTGGCGAGGATATTCTTACCGAAAGTTACGCTACTCTAGACAAATCAGCCGATTCGACAGTTCCTGCTACAGCCGGGCTGATGAAGGAGATAAGTTTTGCCTTGACGAACGTAGATAGCGCGGCTGCAGGCGATTACTTTTCACTTCGGCTTGGCCGGGAGAACGCCACCACCGGCACAAATGCGCTAGGTGACATGCTGGCTTGGGCAATTACGCTGACCTACACCACTCTATAGCATGGCAATAGACTTAGGATCGGGTAATACAACTCGATACCACAAAGTACCGGATCATGCGGATTTTTCGCTCCCTAATGCAGATTGGACGTGGCTGGCACTTGTATATCCAGAAAGCACGGCAGATATTAAATATCTGATTTCTACCGGCGCTTACGGGGCAATCGGCAGCACTAACATTTACGTTTACAACACTGCCGCAGGTTTGGGGGTGGGCGTAAAAGTTGAAGGGCTTACTGGAGTTGGATATACGTCACGAGACGGTCAGGCAATCTTTACGCCGGCCAGGCAGAGGTGGGAAGTTCGTCTGCTGTAGAGTCCGCAGGGGTATCCATCTTCTCATCCTATGATTCAACAACCGGCCAATACATAGGCTCCCGCTCTGATTTAACCGCAAACCGCTTTTTCAAGGGTCGTTGGAGCCAGATAGCATTTATCCCTGGATCGGGGGTGACAGCAGCGCAAGCACTTGAGCTTGCCAGCGAGGCACCTATCCTTGGCATGTCTTTCGCACCGAATATCAAATTCCTGCTCCACGGCAGAACGGCAAGCGATGCGACGATTGCAGACCTTATCGGCGGGAAGGTCGCAACCAGGCAAGGAACGAGCTACGGGACGAATGAAGAGGATATTCAGACTCCTTACATCTGGTTGCCCGAGTACACGCGCGGGGTTGCCTCCGCGAGCGACTCTGGCGCTGGAACGGCATCAGGATCGGCAACAGTATCAGGCGTAGGCGCATCCGAGTCTGCTTCGGCGGGCTCTGCTAGCGGCTCCTCTACGGCATCAGGCGTCGGCAGTTCCTCTGCCGCTGGCTCTGCTGTCGGCGCAGCATCTGGCACATCAACTGCATCCGGCGTTGGCACATCGATTGCCGCTACATCCGGCGCCGCATCAGGTACGTCAACCGTCAGCGGAGCATCCGAATCTTCCGACCAGAGCGCAGGAGGCCATTTCGCCGGAGTCGGCGTAATCGGCAGGAAGCGCAGACAACGCGAGCTTGTAGACCATGACCGCGAAGAGATAAAGCATCTGCTCAGGATGCAGCTTGACGAGGCGTATGCGGCATTATTCCAGCCTGAAATACCCGTAGAGGTTCAGGAACAAGCCGCCGCGATCATTCAGCAGTTCCAGCAGCCTGAAATCGATCTTGAGGCGTTGCAGCAGGAGGCGTTCCAAGTCAAGCAAATGCTCCACATGTGGGAGCAGCAGGCACGGCAGAAGCAGATTGATGAAGACGAAGAGTTATTAATGATGGTGATATAGATGCCACGACAATCATGGATTCAAATCAATGGCGAACTGGTCCCGAAAGATCAATATGTTGCGCCTGAGTCATCGCGCTTAATGATCATGCCGGACATTAAGCCTTATCGCTCCACCATTACCGGCGAAGAGATAGGCAGCAGATCGAAACACCGGGCTCACCTGAAGCAACACAACATGGTAGAGATCGGGAACGAGTTCGTTAAGCCCAAGAGAATGCCGGACGTGCCGGGCCTCAAGAGTGACATTCTGAGAGCGGTGCGCGGTCACTGAGTTCTGCCCCTTGTGAAAGGGGAATTTCCCACGCAGCAATAAGACGGAGTTTTTTATGGACGCGGACGTTGACAACAACGCCACCGAGGACAGTTTGCGCGATGACATTGCGGCTGCTCTATCGGCTGGCAGTGAATCGCAAGAGGTAACGAATGAAGAAACGCAACTTGAGACTGAAACGAGTTCAAGAACAAGAGACGAAGGTGGAAGGTTTGCAAAGGCGGCTGGAGAAGTTGAAACAGAAGGGGTGCCTACTGCCCCTGCCTCAATTCCTGAGCAGGCTGCCAATACTAACGCCAGAAAAGCCCCCCAATCCTGGAAACCGGAAATAAAGGCGGCGTTTGATACGCTCGACCCGACCGTTCAGGAAGAAATACTCCGGCGCGAAGCCGATTATAACAAGGGCATACAACGCTATGCCGAGTCCGCCAAGTACGCCGAGACCATAAAGCCGGTATTCGACAAGTGGTCGCCATATCTGGCTCAGTTGCAAGTCACCCCTGATAAGGCGTTTGATGCGCTGATCCAGGCGGAATATACCCTGCGCCACGGCGCGCCAGCACAGAAAATGCAGGCGTTCACCAAGTTGGCTCAGGACTACGGTATCGATCTTGCCCAATTCAACGGGCAGGAGCAGCAGCAACTAGACCCCAACCTGCAACATGCGTTCCAGCGTGTCCAGCAGCTTGAGGAATACATCAGAAACCAGCAATTCACCCAGCAGCAGGAAACACAGCGCAAACAGCAAGCCGAACAGGCCGAGCTACAGCAGCAGATCGAGGCTTTCTCCAGCAGCCCGAATCGCCCTCACTTTGAACAGGTTCGTGAAGATATGTCGAAACTGTTGCAAGCGGGTTACGCGGAGACTTTGGAGGATGCTTACGAGAAAGCAGTCTGGGCAAGGCCGGATATACGCTCCACGCTACTGAAGGACGAAGAGGCGAAGCGGATTCAGGATAAGGCAAAAGTTGCGGAAACGGCAAAGGCTAAGGCAGTCAGCGTCAAGGGTACGCCTTCAGGCGCGGCGGTCCCGATAGCCAATGCAAGTATTCGTGATGACATTCGGGCGGCGATGGAAGCCTCCGGCGGTCGTCTTTAATTCAATCCCTTCATAAGGACTCTTTACCATGGCTTCTCCGAATCTTTCGGAAATTATCACCACTACCCTGCGTAATCGCAGCGGCAAGTTGGCTGATAATGTTTCAGAAAACAATGCACTCCTGAACCGCCTGAAAAAGCGCGGCAACGTCAAGCCGGTAGACGGCGGGCGCACCATCGTGCAGGAACTCGAATACACCGAGAACAGCACGTTCAAGCGCTACAGCGGGTACGAAACGCTCAATATTTCTCCAAGCGATGTCTTTACCGCTGCCGAGTTTGACTGGAAACAAGCCGCTGTTGCGGTCTCTATCTCCGGTCTGGAGCAGTTGCAAAACTCCGGTTCAGAGCGCGTTATCGACCTGCTTGAAAGCCGCATCAAGAACGCCGAGCGCACCATGCAGAACAATCTCAGCGCGGATATGTACTCGGACGGCACGGCGGACGGCGGGAAGCAAATAGGCGGTCTCCAGGCCCTGATTGCGGATACCCCGACCAATACCGTCGGCGGGATCAACCGCAGCACCTGGACCTTCTGGAAGAACGCCTCCTATGACGCCACCACGGACGGCGGCGCGGCGGCTACGGCTTCCAATATCCAAAGCTACATGAACCGCGTGTGGCTGCAAGTGGTTCGAGGCACGGATCGGCCTGATCTGATCATTGCGGATAACAACTATTTCCGGCTGTATTGGGAATCTCTGCAAGCGATCCAGCGCATTACCTCTACCGAAATGGCCGAGGCGGGATTCTCCTCGCTCAAGTTCATGGATGCGGATGTGGTGTTCGATGGTGGTTATGGTGGCAATGCGCCATCGGATCACATGTACTTCATCAATACCAATTACCTCTTCTGGCGCCCTCACAAGGATCGCAACATGGTTCCGCTGGATCCGGATCGTTTCTCGGTGAATCAAGACGCGACGGTCAAGTTGATCGCGGTGGCGGGAAACATGACGCTTTCAAATGGCTTCCTTCAGGCGGTACTCCTGGACTAAGCATTTTCGATAGCAGAACAATTCCAGCCCTCTCACGAGGGCTTTTTCATAAGGATTTCAATATGTACATTTTTGGCATTGACCCGACGAAGGCCCGAACCGAAGCAGAAGGCGCGGAATTCGATATTGGGCAAGTGGGTTTCAACACCACTTCAGACGGCTCGAAGGGTTATATCTACGTCGAGGACAGCGGCTCCGGCATTACCGGGGATGGCTATGTTGCGTTGATCAACAGCAGCGACTTTACCGCTGTGATGGCAACGACCACGACCTCCGCACCCGGTACCGGCGCCGGCAAGATGGCAGGTGTAGCTCGTGCCGCTATCGCTGCTTCCGGCTTTGGCTGGCTGCAAATCTTCGGGCCTGGCACGGTTCGCGTCTCCGCGTCGGCTGCCGCACATACCCTGATCAACACGACCGCAACCGCCGGACAATTGGATGATGACGCCACGGCTGGCGCAGAAGTGATGGACGGCATTGTGCTGAATACCGCCAATGGCGGCTCCGCTGCAACCGCCGCAGGCTTTCTCAACTGGCCGAAGGTTGGCCGCACGCTGTAATAACCGCCCCTCTCCGGAGGGGCCTATCTTCAAGGAGTGTTTATGTTTGCAGAGCCGACCGTTCGTAACGGCCACGTGTCTCATGGCAGTGACGCATCAGCCTATGTCCGTTTTTACAAATACAGCGACAAGGGCAAGGAGTCAGATTTTGTAGAGATCATCTTTCCGGGAGATGCCCGTACCGAAATGCGCCGGAAGGTGCAGGAAACCGACAAGGTGCGCTGGCCTAACCATTGGGCGGCATACGCTGCCGGGGAACAGTCCAAGGCCACTGGTTACCCCTTGGAGCAATGGCGCGAAGTGGACGAAGCAGTTATCCGAGACCTTAACCACAAGCACATTTACACAGTTGAGCAGCTTGCCAGCGTGAGCGATGCGCATCTATCAAATCTTGGATTGGGCGCGCGTGAATTGGTTGCCAAGGCAAAAGCTTCTGTAGATGTGATGAAGGATACCGAAGCGGTGAGCAAGTACGCAGCGCAGTTCGAGACGATCAAAGGAGAAAACGAGTTATTGCAGCAACAAAACCGCGATCTGGCGGCACGTCTGCAAGCCCTGGAAGAGCGCCTTGACCCGGATAACGGGAAGAAAACCCTCACCCTGCCTAAAAAATGACACTCCTGCAACTTGTTCAGGCCGCTTGCGGCGAGATGGGAATCTCCCGCCCCAATGCCGTTGCGTCGTCAACCGATCCGCAGATCATTCAACTTTATGCGCTGATGAACAAGGTCGGCGGCGACATTATCACCAATGAGAATTGGGAAGGCCTGACCAAGGAGTATCGATTCGACACGGAAGTTATCAGCCTGACCGGCGACATGACTTCCGATTCAGCCGTGATTACCGGGTTGAGCTCCACTACCGGGATTGCGGCTTTAACGTTCATGGCTACGGGCGAGAATATACCAGCCGACACTTACGTTTCCTCGGTGGATTCGTCTACTCAGGTCACGCTGAGCAATCCGGTAACGGACACGGAATCGGGCGTATCTATCACCTTCACGCAGACGAAATACAGCCTGCCGTCAGACTTTGATCGCATGGTGCACCGTACCCAATGGGACAAAACCAACCATTGGGAGTTGATGGGGCCGAAGTCCGCGCAAGAGTGGCAGTACCTCAAGGGCGGGATCGTCGCTACCGGGCCGCGCATCCGCTACCGGATTCTTGGCGGCTATTTGCAGATATGGCCTCCTGCCGCTGAATCACAACTTGGCTTTGAATACGTATCGAATGCCTGGGTAACAGGCTCGAACGGCACGGCTAAAACAGAATTTTCGGATGATGCTGATACGTGCATCTTCCGCGACAGAACAATGATATGCGGGGCAAAGTTCGAGTTCTACAACATCAAGGGATTCGATACGACCAGCCTTTCCCGCGACTATTACATGCAGGTGCAGAAGGAAATGGCGATGGATCATTCAGCGCCTACTTTGAGCCTGTCGAGCAGTAACGCGCCGATGTTCATAAACTCAGGCTCAATCCCGGATTCTGGTTACGGCTCGTGAAACCGATGAGAATGGGGCGCCGGGCGGTGGCTGACGTCAAGTCAATACCCGCGCCGGTCGGAGGATGGAACGCGCGAGATGCTATCTCTGCCATGCCGGAGACTGACGCCGTGCAGATGGAGAACATGTTTCCGAACACCACGGACGTCATGCTCCGCAAGGGTAGCGAGAACCACGTAACCGGCATTACAGGCACGATTGAGACGCTTGCAGCTTATAGCAGTTCCACCGCATCTCAGTTGTTTGGATCGACCGATGCCGCCATTTATAACGTAAGTTCGGCGGGGCCTGTAGGGGCTGCTGTTGTAAGTGCTGGCATTACCTCCGGTCGCTGGCAGCATATAAATTTCGGCGTCCCTGGGGGGGCTCAGTGGCTTTACATGGTCAACGGGATAGATAAGCCGCTGGCCTATGACGGCACGACCTGGACGGCTGTTGATGACTTATCAACTCCAGCCATTACCGGGGTTACCACCACGAGCCTGATCCATATAAACGTATTCAAGCGCCGTATATGGTTTGTCGAAAGGAATTCAACCAAAGCATGGTATCTGGCTACGGATTCAATCGGCGGGGCGGCTACTTCGTTTGACGTGGGGCCGTTATTTACCAATGGCGGCTACCTCATGGCGATGGCGACTTGGAGCCTGGATGCCGGGGAAGGGTTGGACGATCACGCGGTGTTCGTGTCATCCAAGGGTCAGGTGGCGGTATATCAGGGAACTGACCCGGCCAGCGCCAGCACCTTTGCGCTAGTGGGTGTTTTCAATATCGGCTCTCCTGTCGGGCGGCGGTGCTTCATGAAGTTTGGCGGCGATCTGCTGATTGTCACCCGCGATGGTGTAATGCCGATGTCCAAGGCTCTTCTGTCCGACCGGATCAGCAAGCGGATAGCGATTACCGATCAGATTCTTTACGCCATGGCCGACGCTGTAGAGTCATACGGCTCAAATTTCGGCTGGCAGATTCAGCAGTACCCGAACGGCAACATGATCCTCTTGAACGTGCCGGTTTCCACTACTGAGTTCCATCAGTACGTGATGAATACCATCAGCGGCAAGTGGTGCAAATTCACAGGATGGGAAGCAAGTTGTTGGGAGCTATTCAACGATGAAATCTACTTCGGAACCGCCTCAACCGTCAAGAAAGGATGGGCTGGATACAATGATTCAGGGAATAGCATTACTGGCAGCGTTATCCCTGCTTTCTCATATTTTGGCAGCCGCGCTCAGCTAAAACGCTGGACGATGGCAAGGCCCATCATTTCCGCAACCGGAACGCCCGGTATTTTAATGGGAATGAATGTCGATTTCGATACTTCCGACCCGACCGGAGTCCCGACGCTGGCCGCTTCAGGTGGCGCGGTGTGGGATACGGACCTGTGGGATACGGGGATATGGGGCGGCTCTCTCTCCATTCAGAAGGATTGGCAATCTGTCTCAGGCATAGGCTTTGCCGGAAGTTTGCATCTTCAGCTATCAAGCAGGGATTCTAACGTGCGCTGGCAGGCTACGGATTTTGTGTTTGAGAAGGGCGCGACTATCTAATGAAGCGCGTTATCTGTGACGATCCGCAGAGGGTCGCTAAATTCGTATCTGACCAAATGGGGGTCGAGAATGACTGGTCTAGTTACAAGGCTGTGGGGCTAGAGAGCGATGGCGAGATAGTGGTGGGGGTTGTGTATGACAACTACACCGGCACAACCATATTCATGCATATCGCAGCCCTGCCGGGGAAGAAATGGTTAACCCGGAATTTCCTCTGGTTCCTGTTTTATTACCCGTTCGTTCAACTTGGGGTTAAAGCCTTGAGAGGAATGGTTCCTGAATCTAATGCCGAATCATTAAGATTTGCTAGGGGGTTGAAAGGCGCTCATTTGGAAGCACGGTTAAAGGATGCCCATCCAAGCGGAGACATGCTGATCTACTGTTTGCGTAAAGAAGATTGCAAATATCTGGGGATATACCGTAATGCCTAAACCACAAGCTCCAGCTGCACCCGACTACAAGGGCGCAGCCATAGAACAGGGAGCAGCCAATAAAGAGGCTGCGATTGCTTCATCCAAGCTGAGCAACCCGAACATTATTAACCCTTATGGGCGGCAGACCGTCACCTATGACAGCGCGCCCACGTTTGACGAGGCCGGATATAACGCGGCAATGCAGAGGTATCAGTCCTCTCTTGGCGCACAACAGAATGCGAGTCCTCTCGGGAGGTTGTTGGGAGTATCTACTTCCTCCCCTGTAGCCCCTGATCGCAGCGCCTTCATGAGCTCGGGCGATGGACTGACCCCTACGGTTACACAAACCCTGTCACCCGAACAGCAAGCCTTATTCGACCAGTCCAATCGCATCAGTCAAGGTCTGGGCGATCTCGCGGAGGGTGGGATTGACCGGGTTGGCTCGATGCTCGGCACTCAGTTCGATATGTCGAAGATCCCGGATCAGGCCGTAGCAGGTCAGCAGGGATGGGATAACGCCTATAACGCCATTACTCAGCGTAACCAGCCTTTCATGGATCGGCGGCGTGAAATGACTGAAACGCAGTTGTCGAATCAAGGGATATTCCGTGGCTCGGAAGCGCACGGCAACGCGCAGCGGGATTTAGCCACTCAAGAGAACGACTTCAATCTTGGCGCTCAGCAACAGGCCACCGCTCAGCAACAAGCGCAGTTCGGCATGGATACGCAGGCAAGACAAAACGCTATCTCTCAAGAGGCGTTCTTGCGCCAATTGCCGCTGAACGAGATCAATGCTCTCCGCTCGGGAGCGATTATCAACGTGCCTCAGTTCCAGGGATTCCAGGGCCAGCAAATGGCCGCGTCACCGATCATGCAGGCTACCCAAGCGCAGGATCAGGCGAATATGGGGCGGTATAACATTCAGTCAGGGAATGCTAACAATATGATGAGCGGCTTATTCGGGCTAGGCAGTTCGGGAATGATGGCGGCCGGCATGATGGCGATGTGATGAGGGTATTAGCTTTCTCTGGCGGCAAAGACTCAATGGCTTGCCTGCATCTCCTGCGGGGAAGTATTGACTTAGCCATTTATGTGGATACCGGCAAAAGCTATCCGGAGACTCGGCAAATGGTTGAGTACGCTTCCAAAATTGTCCCTGTGATAACGGTAGAGATTAGCCGGGACAGACAGAACGCGGACGAGGGGTTGCCTGCTGATGTGGTACCCATCAATTGGACGAAACTAGGTCAGATGGTGACCGGCAGGAAACCTACCAGAATACAGAGTTACTTGGGCTGTTGTTTCCAGAATATCAGCCTCCCGATCATCATGAAGGCGAAGGAGATTGGAGCAAATGAGATTGTCTACGGGCAGCGCGCCGATGAGGGGCATAAGTCAACCTCTCGTAATGGCGACATAACTGAAGGTATTGTGAGGCTGCAGCCCATAGAGGATTGGACGAGCCAACAGGTTTTAGATTATCTGGCGACAAAGATGGAGGTTCCTGCTCACTACTCGATTAAGCATTCATCTTTGGACTGTTATGACTGTACCGCGTATCGCAAAGAGTCAACGGACAGAGTCGAGTTCACCAGGACAAAATACCCAAAAATGTATGCTGAATATACCGAACGGCTCAATCTCTTGAATGCCGCCCTTGCTGAGTCGATGGAGTAAAAATGGCTATCCAGAACGTATCCACCTTTAGCGATCACAACGCGGAATTAGAGTCGATAAACCGCAACCGCCAGCTTGCCATGATGCTGCAAAACCAGTCCTTGCAGCCTATAGAGCAACAGCAGCAGCCGGGAGTGCTGAACCATCCCACGCAAGGGCTTGCCAAGATGCTGCAAATGTTCGTGGCAACGAAAATGCAGGGGATGGCAGACGAGCGTCACCGCGAACTCACGACGGGCATGAATCAGAAGCTGTCCGAAGGGCTGCAAAACTACCAAAAGACGCTACAGGGAACACCGGGAATACCGGCTCCGGCGGATGAGTTGGGCGGCGGTCCGGCAAAGCCATCAGTACCCGGCGACCGTCAAGCCGCATTCGCTCAACTGCTTGCCTCTGGTCATCCTGTATTGCAACAAATGGGTGTGCAGCAAATCGCCAGCGAGCCGGATCGCCAGATGCGCGCGGAAGAATTTGCGCTACGCAGGGAAGATGCCAGGGACGCTCGCGAGGAACGCAGACAGCAATTTGGCATGATGCTGGCAGACAGGCAGCAGGGCAGGCAGGAACAGGCAGACTTGAGGCGCGAACTGGTTAAATCCGGCGGCGCAGGACAAAGCCCATATTTCCAGCCGGTGCAGACCGGTGAAGGCGTATTTGCCTTTAATGCCCGCACTGGCACAGTTGAGCCGGTTCGAGGCGCTAATGGACAGCCTATTATTGGGGCGCAGGCCGATCCTTCCTTGCAGGGACAAATAGCGGGCGCGAAGACTGGCGGCGAAGCCAGGGCTAAACGCGAATACAACATGACTGGCCTAGGAGACACCATTCAGGAGGCTGAGAGCATTTTGAGCGGAAAGGATGGCGGTCTCCCAACAGGCAGCGGCATAGGAGCGGCAAGGGATGCGGTTGGGGGTTTCTTCGGGGTTAGTACCGAAGGCTCAGTTCAGGCACAAAAGCTAAAAGCAATGTCTGGAGCCTTAACTTCTAAGATGCCGCGCATGGAAGGGCCGCAATCCGATAAAGATGTTCAAATGTACAGGGAAATGGCTGCTGAGATTGGGAACCCCTCTGTTCCTGTTGAGAGGCGTAGGGCGGCTCTTGAGACTGTTAAAAATCTATGGGCAAAGTACGAGCCTGAAGCAAGTAGACCAAAGCCATCCGCATTTGACGCCGAAAAAGAATCTCGCTATCAGGCATGGAAAAAGAGACAAGGTCTATGAGCGAAGAGGAGGAATTCGAGTTTCGGCTCAGGCTGGAACAGGAGCAGGCGACAAAGCCCTCGCCTAAGCCCCAACACGACGCGCTGAAACTTTCCAAACCATCGCTATTCGAGAAAGTGCAAGCGAGCATGCCGGGGCGCGTGCTGCAAGGTGGGCGTGACCAGATCGACGCCGGAGCGCAACTGCTCCCGAGGGCTTTAGAGGCCGTGACCTCTATAGGCGGTCCTAGAGGGATGGAGGCCATGACTTCTATGGGGGGCGCATTGCCCAATCCTATTAGCCGCTTCTTTGGAGAGATGCCTAATCCAGTTAGTGGATTCTTCGGAGACCAAGCGAAGCAGGTAGAAGACCTAAACAGGCAGAACGAGCAGCAGTATCAAGCCGCGAGAACCGCCACCGGACAGGAGGGCTTTGATGGCGCTCGCCTGTTGGGAAATGTCGTGAGCCCTGCAAATGCCGCCGTGGCCGCTGCCCTGCCAATGAGGGCGACCACTCTAGGCGGAAAGGCTCTGTACGGCGCTAAGGTTGGGGCTGTTGGCGGAGCATTGCAGCCTGTGGATAACGCGGACGGTAACTTTTGGGCTAATAAGGCGGCTCAGGCAGGAGTGGGCGCGGCGTTTGGCGCTGCCCTTACTCCCGCCGCAAGCAAACTTGGAGAAACGCTGGCTAAGCGTGTGAGCCGCGCTGATCCGGAGATTGTCGGGGCAAGGGCAGGCCTGGAAACAGATACGGCCATAACCAAGATGCTGGACAGCATTGGTCAGCGTGCCGATGACATTCCGCGAGAGCAGATGGCGGTGCTTCGCCAGCAAGTATCTGAAGCTCTCAAGCAAGGCAACGTCATTGATCCTGCCGCGATACTGAGGAAGCAGGATTTTAACGCCGTTGGGCTTCCTGCGACCGGTGGGCAGATAACCCGCGATGCTACTCAGTTTGCCAGGGAGAGAAACCTTCGGGGCGTGTCTGGCGTTGGCGAGCCGCTCATGCAGCGCTTCGAGCAACAAAACCAAGGGCTGCAAAAGATTGTGGGCGGGTTTGGCGGGAATAAGGCATCAGAGAGCCAGCAGGCAGGACAAGTGCTGGCCGATGCCCTAAGAAAGACTGACGAGTCTCTAAACGCTGGTGTTCGCTCGGCATATAAGGCTGCGCGGGAATCGGCTGGCAAGGATCTTGATGTTCCACTTCAGGGCTTGGCTCAAGATTATGCGAAAGTTCTCGATGACTTTGGAGACAAGGTTCCTAGCGGAGTCCGTAATCAGTTCAAGGCGCTTGGGTTTGAAAGCGGAAGACAGCAGAAGGTATTCTCCATCGAGGATGCCGACAAGATTCTGAAGGTGATAAATGCGAATCACAGCAACGACCCTGCAACCAATAACGCTCTAGGGCAGCTCGGCAAGGCCGTGAAAAGGGCGGTTTCCGATGTGGACGCAACCGGGGGACCGTTCGCCCCGGCAGTCGCTGCGGCGCGTCAACGATTCGCTCTGCATGACGCAATACCGGCTTTGGAAGCCGCCGCAAAAGGTCAGGTATCTCCTGATGACTTCGTTAAAAGGTTCGTCATCAGCGGCAAAACGGAGAATGTTCAAGAACTTGCAAAACTGCTCCAAAAAAGCCCTGAAGCATATGATGAAGCCAGGAACCAAATAGGGGCGCATCTTCAAAGGGCCGCTTTTGGAGAGAACACGGCCGGTGACAAGCTGTTCACCCCGGAGCGGTTCGCAAAGGCATTGCGCGAAATGGGGAGGGACAAGTTGCATGCTTTTTACTCTCCCGAAGAAATAGCAAAGCTGAAAACGGTAAGCAGGGTAGGCGCTTATATTAACAGCCATCCGACCGCATCTCCGGTCAATACGTCAAATACAGCCGGGGCAGTCATGAACCTGATGGGCAACTTGCCGGGAGTGGGCGGGGCTATCTCCCTTGTCAAGTCTGCCAAGGGAATGGTTGATAACCAGCAGGCCCTATCTAGGGCGCTTTCTCAGGAAATACCGGCAAGCAAAGCCAAGCTTACGCCCGAACAGGTACGCGCGGTGTCTCGTATCCTCGGTTTCGTAGGGGCCGGAAGCGGCTCTCTTCCTGCTTCGGAACTCAAATAGCAGTCCGTATAGCAGCACTCCCAATCCTGGAGCGATAAGTTTCAGGAATTCTTCTATTTTTTCACCATTTTGGATGAGATATGGCTCGAAACGGAAACGGCACTTATAGCCTGCCCGCCGGTAATCCGGTTACGTCTGGCGCGGCGATAAGTTCCAGTACGCATAATAACACGATGTCCGACATCGCCACGGCTTTGACGCAAAGCATAGCCAGCGACGGCCAGACCACACCTACCGCAAATCTCCCGATGGGAACTTTCCGGCATACCAATGTCGGGGATGCCTCGGGCCGGACAGATTACGCGGCTGCCGGACAGGTGCAGGACAGTTCTTTGACTTGGGCGGGAACGGCGGGAGGGACGGCTAACGCCATTACCTTGACGCTATCCCCATCCATTACCGCTTATGCCGCCGGACAGTCTTTTACCTACAAATCTGGCGCATCAGCCAATACTGGCGCGATGACCGCAGCTATTAGCGGCTTGGCGACAAAAGCAATTCAGAAGAATGGCGCGGCGCTGGCTTCTGGTGATCACCCTGCAAATATGTGGTTTCGTATTTCCTATGACGGCACGGCGTTTCAGTTGGAGCAATTGTCTCCAACGAGCGCGGAAGTAACCGCATCTCTTGCGCTAAAAGCTAATCTGGCCTCCCCATCCTTTACCGGCACGGTAACGATACCGACGCTCGCGCTTACCACAGACCTTGCCATAGCAAACGGCGGCACCGGCGCAAGCACAGCGGCGGCGGCCTTTGCCGCTCTCAAGCAGGCCGCAACCGAAACCGCGACAGGCGTCGTAGAGCTTGCCACAGGCGCCGAGACTTTGGGTGGCGTAGCTACGGATAAAGCCGTAACTCCCGCATCAATGGCCTACGGGCAAATGCTTGCCGTCAATGGCGAAAAATGGGACGCCGGGCGGTACGAGCAGTGGGGAACGCAAGCGGTAAATACCGATGTTCCTGCCGGTGGATTGGAAGTGGAGATTGTGTTTCCCACCACATTTCCAACCGCTATCTACAACTGCGTCCCAACAATCTATAACTACGCGGCAGGCGGTAAAAACATATTCATGGTGGAGAGTGCTTTAACCACAGCGTCAGTTAAATATTACGTGTTCGAGGGATCTGGAGTCGCTCAATCCAATTGGGGTATCCGCTGGAGGGCAATCGGAAAATGAGATACGCAACATTCAAAGAAGACGGGCGGCTGAAGGCACGGTACGACGATGCTTTTAACGTGATACCGGACGGGGCTATCCCGTTATCGCCTGAGATAGTGGAATTGATGGCGCAGACGACCGAGGGTTATTGGGAGTTGATCAACGGCGTTGTGACGCACACCGTCCCGCCGCCGCCTCAGTTGCCGATCAATCCTGTTCCGACATCAATCTCAATGCGCCAGGCACGGCTCGCGCTTCTGCAATCCGGCCTACTCGGACAAGTAGACGCAAGTATCGCTGCAATGCCGGAAGCGTCCCGTATCGAGTGGGCTTTCGCGGCAACGGTCGAGCGATCGCATCAACTCGTCGCAGCGCTCGCCGCTGACCTGCCGCTTACCAGTCAGCAGTTGGACGATCTATTTACCTTGGGCGCGTCCCTGTGATCGCGCCACATTTCTCGTGGCAAGGAAAAGACTGGCTCGATCAACCTCTGCATTTCAGCGCCGGAGCGGGCGCCACGCTGCTGATCATGATGCTACTGCCCGCGCTCGTTGCGTTCCTGATCGTCCTGAGCTTCGCGGCATGGCGTGAGTATAAACAGCATCCGGAAGTCATCTTCGATCTTGACCTGCTATTCGTATTCCTCGGCGTTGTTTTCGCCATTTTCGTAACGTTTATTTAGGAGTCTGAAATGACGATGTACCAGCGCAAAAAATTAAAAGAGTACGCGGACAAATTCAACGAAATGAACACTGAGGCAGAGAACGGGGCCGACTCATTGCTGGACAAACTGAAGGCGTCGAAATGGACAGCTGCGATTCTCGGCGGCGCCGGGGCGATCATCATCGTTGCGATCATGCTCAAGATCGTTTTCTGAGGGAATTATGGGCGAAATAAATATCTGGATGTGGATCGCTGGCCAGTTGATAGCAGGTGCTGCGATATGGGGCGGAATACGGGCCGATATACGCGGCATGCACATCCGGCTTGAGCACGCGGAGAAATCCGCTGTTGAGGCGCATAACCGCATCGATCGGTTATTGGAGCGAGAACATTAATGGACACATCTAAACCGGCAAGCAAGAGTAAAACTTTGTGGTTTAACCTGATTGGCGCCGTATTTGTAACGCTGGAAGCCTTCACGGGCGCGCTACACGGTGTCATGTCCGACACGGCATATTTTGCATTACTCGCTGTATCGATCGGCGGTAATGCCGCATTGCGTTATTTCACTAGCCAAGCGATAGGGAAAACGAATGATTAAACCACGCTCCGCTATCGCTGGCTTGGTGCTCGCCGCATCAACCCTTGTCGGGATAGGTGTTCACGAGGGTTATGTCGAGGTTGCCGCGCCTCCTGTCGCGGGCGATGTGCCTACCAATGGATTCGGCTCTACCGAAGGCGTCAAGCTCGGAGATAAGACTACACCAGTTCGCGCCATGGTTCGCCTCCTCGAGGAGATTGAGGGCGTCTACGCGGCTGGCGTTAAATCATGCGTCACAGTTCCTTTATATCAATGGGAGTTCGCCAGTTTCGTGAGCCTGGCGTACAACATTGGCGTTCACGCTTTCTGCAATTCGACTCTCGTTCGCAAATTGAACGCGAGCGACTATGACGGAGCGTGCAAAGAAATTCTGCGCTGGGACAAATTCAAGGGAAAGCCATTGCGTGGCCTGACCATTCGGCGCGAGGCCGAATACAAGCAGTGCATGGGACTGGCGTGACCTACCACTACGACTACCGCAACGGCCGGGTAACGCTCAACTGGTTGACTCCTACGGTTGCGCTGGTCCGCATCCATGATGATGCAGAGAGAGTGCCGGGGCCGTATAACTGCGTTGTTACCGTCTTGGTGCAAAACGGAGTCTATGAGTTGATGGGGCTCTGCGGCAAGAGACCAACCCTATCCGAGTTCAAGCATTTTTATGCTTACCTTCACTCTCTCGGACTCAAAGGCGGGCATCGTCGGGCCAAACCAGGCAAACAGGTTTATGCGGTCGAAACTGCCTAAAATCTATGCGATTTTAAAGCCCTACAATCGATTTAAATCAGTGGGTTGAGGGGTAGATAAGGGATGAAAATATGCCATTTTTTGTAACTTACATCATTTTGCCAATTGTCATATTGCTTGCTGGATTCGGCGGCGGCTGGACAGTTCACGGCTGGAAAACTGACGCGCAAATTACCAAGATGGAAGAGCGCGTGAGGATTGCTGATGCAGCGAATGCGAAATGTGCTACCGACATTGGCACGGTTCAGGCCGGGGTAAAAGAAGTCACTGGCGCGCTGGTCGCGAAGGAGAAAGCAGCTGCTGCCGCAATGAAAGACGCTCAGTATTGGGCAGCACAGCACTCAAGGCTCGCGGAAGAGGTTAATACCTATCAGGCTCGCCCGGGTGAGACTCAGTGCCAAACAATTGAAAGGGAGCAGAAAGAATATGTTCAGAATCGCAGTTCTTAGCCTGGCTCTGGCCGGATGCGCCGGAAAGCCAGTGATTGAGACTAAGGTTATTGACAAGCTTGTGCCGGTACATTGTAAAGTTGAGATGCCGGCGGAGTGCAGGGACTCGTACGCAGTAGACCGTGTTTCGCCGGCTGATGATGCTCTGACGATCAACAGGGCGCTGCGTGCTGAAATAGAAGAACGGTGGGCATGCGAGATTAAGTTACGGGCGGCTGTGAAGGGGTGTAATCAGGGTTTGCCGGAGGCGGCAAAGTGATCGAAAAACCATATTCATGACGTCATTAAAATGGTGCGGATTATTTTGCCATTCAATTGCGTATTTGGCGGTTTATTGCTTTTGTGGCATCTTGTAAGTCTCTGATATTGTTGATTTCCTTGATATTAAACCGATAGAAAGAGTAACTCATAATCCCTTGGTCGCTGGTTCGAGTCCAGCCAGACCCACCAAAAAATAAAGGGGTTGCAAGTTAATTCTTGTAACCCCTTTTTATTTGTTGGTAAATGTAACCTGTTTGTAACCCTTTTAGCTTGATAAGCTGCTGAACGCACATGAGTGGCCTACTCGGAAGTAGACGGCCGTGTTGGCTCAGGAGCATATTTAAAAATCTTCCCCCTCTCGTTTTCCGCATCTCACAGGCCACGGCAACCGCTTAAGGCTTTCCTGTCATGGCCTGTGATCCGCAAGCGCTACTTGCGGCAGCGGCACTTGAATTCACTTCAATTCGGCCGTAACTCCAGTGCTTCCCGCGCCAATCCGCCCCAACACTACCAGCCTGATTGATGCCGGTTTCTCGCCGGATGAGATTGCGCCGCGCTTTGGAGTCTCGCCCCTGACCGCCACACGTTACCTGAAATTGAGCAATGTTTCGCCAAAGATTTTCGGACTGTAGCGGAAGGAGAAATCAACTTCGAGCAGATATCCGCCCTTGCGCTGACTGACGATCGCGAATTGCAGAAGCGGCTGTGGGACACCTGAAAGCGGAAGGTTATGCATGGATACAGGTTCGAACTCAATTCGACTATTCCGATTGGGCTTAATTTGGACGTGTAAGGACGGTCAAGCGAGAGCTCACCGAAGAGGAACATGCCAGAATGGATGCACTGACCAGAAGATCGTCTGGCTCAAGTAGTTCTACTGGTAATTCTGCTAGTTGTGAATGTTCAAACCCAGAGTATTTGGTCATGAGTAAACCCAAGAGATTGCAATGAATGCCTGCAACTTAGCCGGCTCCCTGAGCTTTAAGGTATGAACTGGACGCTGGCACGTTGAACCACCCCGACAGCAGGTCATTTTCAATGTAACGAAGACAAAGGCGGCGGTGAAACTGGCCACCCTGGAATGGGTATCGTGGTTTAACTATCAATGTCTGCTCGAACCCTAGTAATTCTCCTGCTGACCCCAGCCGTAACTCGGTTGCTCTTACATTCGGCAAGCACATACTGGTCATTCATTGGTTTAAATCCCCTCGTCATATAGCCGCAACGATGAGTTGCCAAGTCACCGGTCCAAACTGGAATCCATGGTGATGCTTGCCATGGGATGGTAGTTCATATCCTTTTTCGACTGCTATTTCACGTCCACATCCATTGCATCTATAAATTCCCGAAGCGATAGCGATGGCGCCAGGAGCGCTCTTCAGATCGAAAAGGGGCTGACTGGATTGAATGAGAAAGCTCTGGTCTTGATATAACGCCATTGCGGTCATTAGCTCAGCTGTGTAAGCAGTTATCACAATAGTATCGACTGGAACTAATTGCTATTGGACTGAAGTACACCCGAGAATCAGCTAGGAGACTAACTGAGCCCTCTGGGCGTCTATGGCTAATTTATTTCCGTTCTGGAGATATGAAGGGTAGCAGGAGCTTGATCTAAATCTACTGCAGGGCTTCTGGTAGAGTCTAGCAGCAGATTTATAGCCATTTTTTACCTTTTTTTACGGTTTATGAAATGAAAGGGAGGAGCGCGGTCTGGAGATGTTAGGTCCAGACTTTCTAGGCCCCCTCCCCTCATTGGATTGAGGTTGCGATGGGATCCTGAATGACCTGGAGCACTGCAATTCGCCAAATCATTACAGCCTCAATATATGGCATTAAGTGCTACCTATCGGTTCGCATATAACTGACTCAGCTCTAGTCAGGGCCGGTCTTCGCTTCGATGATCCCCATTAGTCACTCCCACTCATTTCAGGGGCAGTAGTGGAGACGGAGATCAAGGAGGATGCGCGTGTATCTTCGAATAGCCAGAAGGCAGTGCGAGACGCACTGTCCCGATTGCTCGACCAGCCCCGATCAGGGACATTTACGTGATCGTCCAACAGAAAAGCGATTTTATTCAGACTGACTCTCGAAATAAGCAGCGGCTTCAAGAAGCGGTTTGGGGTCACTGCCTTGGCGTGCAACAATCGCTGCAGTCTCTTTATATTGCTTTGCCAGCGATTCAGCCTGCCGAGGATACAACGGTTCCCGCGCCTTTAATTTCTCGTCAATTTCCTTTCGTATCTTCTTTCTATTCTTCTCATTATTAGCTGGTTGGGCGGTTTCATCAGCTTTTTCCCTGGCCTGTGCCAATCCTGGGGCTCCATCCGTGAATGCCTGTGCCAAACCCGGAGTCCCATCGCTAATTACGATTGCGAGGGCGGCAATCAGCAGGGTAACGATGGCCTTGGTCGAGTGAATGTGCGGTATCAT